CGCGCCTGTGAGCGTCCACAAAATGGGAGGAAAGTGAAAATGGGAGGCCGAAAACCATTGGCTCAAGAAGTAAAGGAGGCGACTGGAGCGTTTCGCAAAAACCCGCAACGGAAGGCATCGTCTGCTCCGACTGCTGACGGACAATCGCCTAAAGCACCCAAGGGAATGTGCAAAGTTGCGAAGGCAAAATGGAACGAACTGATTGGCGACCTGAAACGCAACGGCGTGTTGTCGACTGATACTCGCGAGATGCTTGTTTCGTATTGCACCATCTATGCGAAGTGGATCGAGGCCCGAAAAAAAGTCGAGGAGACCGGACTGGCAATTGAGTCGGTCGACAAGATGGGGCAGCTCGTGATTTCCAAGAATCCATACGTTTCCGAAATGCACAAATTCCGCGATCAGTTGAACAAGCTGTTGCCAGAGTTTGGCCTGACTCCAGCCAGTCGGCAAAAACTAACAAGCATGAAACTGGACGACAAGAAAGAAGACCCGTTCGCCAAGATCATGGCAAGGATGGCACAGAATTGACTAAACGCAAGCCACCGGAATACATCGTGGAAAAGTACGTTGACGACGTGCTCAGCGATCGCATTTTGACGTGTGTTTCCGTCAAGTCGGCCGTTAAACGATTTGTTCACGACATCAGCAAACAGGGCACAGATGACTTTCCGTTTGTGTTGTCAGACAATGTCGGCTCGGCCTGTTGCGATTTCTTCCCAGACGTTCTGCGTCACTCAATCGGCAAGGCGGCTGGCAATCCGTTTGAGCTTGAGCCGTGGCAAATCTTTGGCATTTACAACATTTTTGGCTGGCGGCGACTCGAAGATAACTCCCGCAGGTTTCGCCGATTCTTCTGGTCGATGGCCCGCAAGAATGGCAAGTCGTGCATGGGATCTGGCTTTGCGTTGCTGGGGGCAATGGCAGACGTAAACCCAATCACTCGCAAGCCTGAATCAGTCGCGGAAGTTCTGTTATGTGCGACGAAGATTGAGCAAGTGCGAAAAGTGATGTATGCCGAGATTGAGCGAATGCGGCTGCAGTCCGAACACGTCAAGGCACTTTCAACAGCCATCAACAAGCAGATCAGCTTTGCTCACAACGGCGGCTCAATTCGTTGCATTGGAAGTGACAAGCCGTTTTCGGGTTTGAATCCACACATGATCTTGATGGATGAAAAGCACGAATGGCGAGAGCATCACCGCAAATTCTATGACACAATGATGACAGGTTCCGGCAACCGCACGCAGCCACTAATTGGTGACTTCACAACGGCCGGTGATGACACCTCGCAACTGTGGCAGGAAGATTATGATTATGCTACGGGCGTGGCTCGTGGTGACTTCCAAGACGAAACGTATTTTTCATACGTGTTTGAACTGGATGAGAATGACGACCCGCTCGATGAATCCCTGTGGATCAAAGCAAATCCAAATCTTGGCGTCTCGATACCGCTTCAGTATTTGCGGGAAGAGGCGGCACAGGCCAAAACGTCGCCAGTTGCCCTAAATCGGTTCACTCGGTTCCACTGCAATCGCAAGGTGTCGTCCTTCGATAGATTTATCCTGCCTGACGAATGGGACGCAAACGCCGATGAGTTGTCAGACTGGTCGAACGCAGACGCAATCACGGCAGGAATCGACCTTGGTGGCCGAGACGACCTTGCCTCGGTTGGTATCGTCGCACGGTTCCCGCTGGATGAGGACGACAGCGGCAAAACAATCTGGAGATACGAAGCGTTTTCCCGTTCGTTTATTGTCGAAGACACGCACAGAGACCTGAAGAAGCAGCCGTTTGCCGGATGGGTTGCGAACAGAAAACTGAAGGTCTGTCGTTACGTCGTTTCAGCATTGCGTGATGAGCTGTTGCAACTTGCTGACGAACTCGGAATCAGGGCTGTTGCTTACGATCCGTACAACGCCGCACAGTTGGGCGATGAACTGTCACAAGCCGGGCTTGAGGTTCTCAAGATGCCTCAAAACCAATTCCATTTTAACGAGCCAATGGAAGAAATGGCGGCAGCAATTCGCGAGCATAGATTCAGACCAGACAAATCTGATTCTATTCTTCGATGGTGCTCGCTGAACATGATGACGACAACGAATGCACAAGGTAAGATGATGCCCGATAAGCGTAACAGCAGCGAAAAGATAGATGCTGCGGTTGCGGTTCTTATGGGTTTGCGGCTGTCTATGTTGGCTCCATCGCGTCCGTCTGGTTCTTTGTTTATCTGCTGAATGGGTGAGTTGGAAAACTAAACTATGGTTGCGTTCGCTAACTCGTTTCAGCGTGCCGTGAATCGATTCTCAGGCGGGCTTATTGGCTGGCTGTTCGGTGAAGATTACGAACAGGATCAGTACATGACAGCAACGCGAGCACTGAGCTACGCGCCAGTGTGGAATTGCGTTTCGCGAATCACTGGAGCCTTCTCGGTGATGCCGTTGAATATTCATCGCGAGCAGGGCCGCAACAAGACGATTCAGAAGCAGCACAGCAGTTACAATCTGTTTCGATGGCGGCCAAATTCGTACCAAACCCCGTCAGTTTTTAAGCAGCAGATGATTTGCCACGCTTTGCTGTGGGGTAATGCTCGCAGCTTTATTCGCCGCGAAGGAACGCGGCCGGCTGAACTGATTCCGCTGCTGCCAGATTCGACAGCAACGATGATGTTTGAGGGCGAGAAGTGGCACGGGACAGTTGCCGACGCGGACGCAAGACTCAAACTGTATCGCGGAGACAAGCTGCGGCCAGATGATGTAATTTGGCTTCCGGACGCGGACGTGTGGCACATACCTGGACTCGGTTTTGATGGGCTTGAGGGTAAGTCGCTGATCAGTCTTGCCAAACAGTCTTGGGGCATTGGCCTTGATGCAGAAAAACACGTCGCGCGGCAGCAAAAAAAAGGCTATGCCGGGGGGCTGATGCTTGAGGCTCCAGTCGGTGCATTTCGCAATCAGGAAGAGGCAAAAGAATTCCTGAAGCATTTCAAAGCCAATCACGAAGGAGCAGACAACGCAGGCACGATTGGCCTGTTGCGTGAGGGCATCAAGGCAAACGTGATGGCAATGAATAACAGCGACGCTCAGTTTATTGAGCAACGCAAGTTTAACCGCGAGGACGCTGCCCTGTGGTTTGTTATGCAGTCAATCCTTGGTGACTCTTCCGGCAACTCATACGCATCGCTAGAACAAAAAAATCTGGCGCAGCGAATGGAATGTCTGGCTCCTTGGTCGACAAAGATTGAGGAAGAGTCAGACATGAAACTGCTGACCGCTTCCGAACGCAATCGCGGGTACTATCACAAGTTCAACGACGGCGCACTGCTGCGGACTGAAAAGAAAGCCACGATGGAATTTGTGTCGGCCGGGATTGCAGCTCGGGTGCTATCGCCAAACGAAGGCCGCGAATACTTCGACCTGAATCCGTACGAGGGTGGCGACAAATACGAAAACCCGAACACGATTGCACGGGGATCCGAGAAGCCAGCCAAAGAAACGAAAGACGACTCGCCTGATGAGGATGAGGAGGACGATTCATCAGACCAAAACGTCGCGATTCGTTCACGCATTCACCACATGATTGACGTGGAATGCAAAAGAATCATTGAATCAGCGGCCAAGGCGTCGTCGGATGGCTTTAACTTTGTCTCATGGGTCGACAACTTCTATGAAAAGAACTGGTCGCCGAAATTGGCGTCAGTCTTCACTGAACTCGGTTTGGAAGATTCGCGAGCAATCGCATGGTGTGAGGAATCGAAGCAGCGATTGCTGAATTGTTGCGATTATTCGACTGTGGAAACACTGCCGGAAAACGTCGCAAAATGCGTATTTTCGTGGAAAATCAGAGAATATTGAAAGGAAACGCCATGAGCTTTTCATATGACGTGAAGAAATCAGAAATCTATATCTATGACGTGATCGGCGATCCAGAGTGGGGCATGATTGGTTCGATGCAGGTTATCGACGCGCTCAAGAAGATGGACGGCAAAAGGGTTACGGTTCGCATCAACACCCCTGGAGGAAGTGTCGACGAAGGCATTGCGATATTCAACGCAATGAAGCGTCATAACGGCGGCGTTGACACCGTAGTTGACGGCATTGCGGCGTCAATGGGATCCTATTTGATGCTGGCTGGCATTAAACGCACGGCAACAAAAAACGCTATGGTGATGATTCATAACCCGTGGTCGATTGCGATGGGTGACGCGAATCAGTTCCGCAAAGAGGCGGACATTCTCGACAAGTATTCCGAGCGAATCATGCCGGACTACTCAGCAGCGACGGGCAAGACGGCAGAAGAGCTAAAGCTGCTGCTGGATGCTGAGACGTGGTATGTCGGGCAGGAGATTGTCGATAATGGTTTTGCTCAGTCACTGGATGACATCGACGGGCCAGAGGCGACGACGAAAGGGCTGAAGACGATTGCGGCCAAGAGCATTGCAGCAGGCCACGCGCCGAAAGCCTTGTTTGAAAAGCGGACAAGAGCAATCAGCCAGTCGATTGATTCACGGCCGAAGTTGACGGCGGCAAAGGTGGCGTTGATGCAGTTGCAGGCGGAACAATAACACGAACGACGAAGGGTGAGCGTTGTGAGAAAAAACGGAAAGACAAGACTACTTGCGGAATGGCTTGAGTTAGCAGATTCTGGCCAAAGGAAAGAACTGTGCAAAAAGCTCTGGGACTGCTTAGAGTTATCTGACGGCATGGCTGGATGCAACATGAACGGCAAGTGGACTGATCGGTACGAGCTATACCGGCAATTTGGAGAAATGTTGTTGGGCGACGACTGCCCAGAGTGGGAAGTAAGGACGTAGGGCAATGAAAATGACGATTTACGATTTGCGATTAATGCTCGAATCGCACGTCCCGCTGTGGGTGTACGGCACGTTTTTGATCGCAGCCATTGCTGGCAGTGCGTATCTGTCCGGAAGAAAGTTAAAGGGTGAGTAATGGGAAATCTTGCAGACGAACTTTTGGACTTTACGCCGCAGTGCCATCATCTGCGATGGCTCTGCGATCATCTTGACGGGTGGCAGTTTGGCGAGCAAGGATTGATTGAGGCTATTGCCGATGCGCTCAAGCTGACCGCAGGAATGTGGATAGAGTACGGAGCCGGAGACGGGCAGCATTTGCCGCTGACGATCGGGCGGTTTTGCGACAAAAACCCATCGTTCTGCGTTTTGGTTGAAATAGACCCAGTGCGGCAACTAAAGCTTAAAACAAAGTATCCAGAGGCTGCCGTTACAAAGAGTATTGATTGGGACGCCCCCTATCTGGAACGGCCTGACGTTGTCGTCATCGACATTGACGGTAGCGATTCAGTTGTCATGCGTGAAATGTTCGAGGCGGGCGTGCGGCCGACGCTGCTTGTCGTCGAACACATGGACCGCCATTATCCAATTGGCACGAGCACGCCTGATCCAATTCCGGAATGGATGCTTGGAATAAAGTTTGAAAGCGGCCACGCGATTCAAGATACTGCCGAGACATTGCACGCGATGGCGGCTCAGCATGGGTATGAGCGGATTGGCTACAACAGGTGCAACAGTTTTTTTGTCGTGGCAGAGCGGTATACGGATTTGTTTCGATAAATGGTGAGTCATGAATACATGTGGGCCACGAACTTTGAAAGACGGACACGGGAATATCGTGTACGTTGACGACTGGCGATGGGAAATGCAGTATGCGAGAACGCCATGGTTTGACGAAGAAATAGCATTAGGCGACTTAATGGCAATCGTGAAAGAGTTGGACAGAATGGACGCTGAAAAAGTGATGAAAAATAATTCGCAACATTCTATTGACGAATCAAAGTTCGTCTGTTAGCGTTTTGCGCATCGCGGACATTCCGCACAATTCAAACCGATTGAATTAACCGCCAGACTCTTCAGCCGTGCGGCCAAACAATTTGGAAACGTTTACCGTTTTCGATTGCAGGCCATACGGCTGTTCTTGTTGTTGGCCTGCTCAACCTAAGCAGGAACCAACACAATGAAGACATCAAGTCAGCTCCGCGAAATGAAAGCGGAACTCCAGGAAGAACTTGACGCAATCGTCGCAGTCTCGGAACGCGAAGACCGAGACCTTTCTGACGAAGAGGCCGCTCGATGCAGCGAAATCACTGAAAAGCTGATTCCTGTGCTCAACAAGCAAATGAAAACCGCATTTGCCATCGAGAAGGAGCGCAACACCCGCATGGAAAGCCGCGCGGTTGAAGCCATCGAAAGCACTCGCAATGAGTCTGGTCGAGTCGATGCGTCGGCTGACAAGAATGCCCCTCGCTTTGGCGCAATCAAGATTCCAGCCAAGGCCAAGCAGCACGGGCCGCTGAATGCGTTTAAGGGTCCGGACGCAGAGAAGAACGCCTACGTTTCCGGCCAAGTTATTCTTGCTGGACTGTACGGCAACGAATCAGCCGCCCGTTTCTGTGCTCAGCACGGACTGCAGGTAAACGGCTTGATGGGCACGAGCGAAAACAGCAAGGGCGGATTCATCGTTCCTGATGAGATGAGCCAGTCGCTGATTCGCCTTCGCGAAGAACGCGGCGTGTTTCCTCAGTTCGCAAATCGCGTGCCGATGGGTGCCGACATCATCCGCATTCCTCGCCTGCTTGCCGATGTCACGGCATATTGGGCCGGTGAAGGTGCGACGATTACAGAATCTGACGCAACGCTCGGAGCCGCTGAGTTGATGGCTCGCAAGCTGACCGCGTTGACAACCGTTTCCAGCGAACTGGACGAGGACGCAGTTATCGAAATCGGCGACATGATCACTCAGTCAATGGCATACGCTATGGCTGACAAGATCGACGAAGCCGGATTTAACGGTGACGGCACCTCGACCTACGGCGGCAACGTTGGGCTGAAGAACGCACTGGCATCCGGTGCGATTCACGATGCATTGGCCGGAAACGTCGGAGCATCCACACTGGATCTGGAAGACTTCGAAGCAGTGCTTGGCAAGTATCCGCAGTATCCGGGCGCTTCTCCTCGCTGGTTCATGAACTCCGCCGTCTACTACGCATCAGCATTCAACCTGATGAACGCAGCAGGCGGAAACACTAACGTGACGTTGGCAAACGGTGTCACGTCGCCGATGTTTCTTGGTTTTCCTGTGACATTTGCACAGGTGCTGCCATCGACGACAGGAACTGCAGCCAGCACGATTCTGGCCTACTTCGGCGATCTGCGATTGGGTGCCGCTTACGGCGTTCGTCGTTCTGTTCGAACAGAGGTAACAATGGATCGTTACTTTGAAAACGACCTGATCGGCATCAAGACAACCGAACGAGTGGCAATCAACATCCACGAACGCGGCGACAACATCCGCAATCGTCCGATTTTGGCACTCAAGACAGCAGCGTCCTGATCCACTGTACTCACCCTCGGTGGGTTTTGCGGGAGCTGGTTCGCTGGCTCCTGCTTCTCAAAATCAATCTCTCTGGAGTTAATCATATGAAAATTGCTCAACTGGGAACGGACAGTGTTCTGCTCGCTCCAATCACGGCAGCCACGACTGCACGGACTGCAAATCTCGATTGCTCAGGGGCCAACTACGCAAAAATCACAGTTGCGTTGAGCGCCGAAGCAAACACGAATAGCACCAACGTTGTTCTGCAGCTCAGCGAATCCGATGACACGGTTGTTACCAACTTTGCCACGTTCAATGCCGTCTTCAACCGGACTGTGGACAACACCGCGGCAACGGTTGCAACCAACCTGATCGACCTTGATGGCCGCAAGCGATACCTGCGACTCGCGGTCACGCCCGACACGACGACAAACGGAGCCGTTATCAGCGCGGCCGTGGCGACGTTGTACAAGGATGTGATTTCTGAGTCATCAACGATGCTGGGTCCAGACGTAAAAATTGGCTGATGGTTTTCGGTTCAGGGTGAGGGTGAGAAATGGGAACTGGAAGAGACGCGAAAGTGTCCGCTGTGATGACGTGTGGGCGGTATGAAGCCGTTTACGCACGAAGCATGATTGAATCTGCGTTGCGTGAGGTCGGTATCGGCCTCATGTACTCGCAAGGCGTGTTCTACGGTCAGTGCATGCAGAAGATGCTTGGGGATGTTTTGAACATTGGGGCCGACATCGTTTTGACGATTGACGGCGATTCGATCTTCAAAGCGGAGCATGTTCATCGGCTGCTTGGATTGATTGTAAACGATCCTGAAATTGATGCTCTTGCATCATTGCAGGTGCGACGCGGTATCAAGAACGCCCTTGGGTTCCATAAGGGCAAAACATCGATTGAATGGAACGGAAGCCCAGTGCAGTTGACGTCGGCACATTTTGGGCTGACGGCACTGCGAGTCGAAAAACTGAAGGCCGTAAAAAAGCCTTGGTTCTTCTCGCAGCCAGATCAGGACGGAAACTGGGGCAACAACCGAATCGATGATGACATATGGTTTTGGAAGCAATGGGAGGAGGCAGGCAACACGCTGTTTCTGGATCCCGGCTGCAGGATTGGGCATCTTGAAGAGATGGTTGCCGTTTTCGATGACGACTTGACCATCAAACACGTTTATCCGGGAGATTGGCAATGATAATTCAGTTCCGGAGAATGTGGAAAACGTTTAAGCCTGGGCAACAGTCATCCACAATTCCGGATGGTGTTGCAAATGCGTTGATCAGGGTGGGCAAAGCGGTTCAGGTTGGAGATGTGAAACATGATGGCTCAACAATCACGATTCACAACGCAAACCAGCAAGCCGACAGTGGTGACAGGTCCGGCGTCCGAGCCAGTGACGCTGGCCGAAGCGAAACGGCAACTGTTTCTTCCGGAGTCGGACACAAGCAACGACCAAGAACTGGTCAGCCGAATTCAAGCCGCCCGTGAGCAGTGGGAACACGACACAGACACTTATCTGCTGACTCAGACGCTTTCCGTCACTGCTGATGCGTTTGCTGGCCGAGAAATCTTTCTCCCCGGCAGGCCAATTCAGTCCGTCAGTTTCGTCAAATACTATGACGACACCGACACGTTACAAACGCTGTCGACAAGCCTTTACACGGTCGATCTAAAAGAGCGCGCAGTGCGGCTAAGGTGGAACGTTACTTGGCCGACGACAGAAATCCGTTGGGATGCCGTGCAGGTGCAGTTCGTGGCGGGCAATACCAGCCCGTCGGCCGTCCCTGCAATTGCGAAGCAGGCGATGCTGTTGCTGATTACCTACTATCACTTTGGCAATCGCGGCGACAACGATCGGCCAAACGACATGCGGGCTTATGAAACACTCGTGCGGCGATTCATGCGGAGCACCTACCCATGAGAGGTTACCGCCCGCAAAAGTTTCACGTTGGCGAAATGCGAAGCCGCATCACGGTTAAGACCGAGACAACGACGCAGGACGATGCTGGTCAGCCAGTCGTTACGCTGTCGACTTGGTTGACGGATGAGCCAGCCAAGTTTGAGCCAACAAACGGCGGGGAAGGTGCTCGCGGTCGTCAGGTCGAGGCGGGCATTGCTGCAGTTTTTACTGTACATTACCGCGCGGGGTACACGCCACGAATGGCCGTCGTCTGCGATGGCCAGACCTATGGGGTTGTTTACGTCAATCCGGTTGACGGAATGAACGTGTTTCGCGAGCTGCATTGTAAAGCGGTGGTGGTCTAATGGCTGCACGAACAAGCGTAGGCTTTTCAATGGCGGGTGCCGACAAGCTGGTTAAGCAGCTTGAGGCATTGGCAATTGAGGTACGCGAAAAGGTCGGGCAGCAGGCATTGACGGCCGGCATGGTTCCAGTTCAAGCCGCCGTGCGATCGAATGCACCCGAAAGCAGCGAGACGCGATCACGCGAAAAACAGTCGAGCAAAACGAAGAAGAAGTGGTCTGGCTCTAAAAAGCTGAAAGACACGATTCGGTCGGTTGTCAGAACACGTCGAAAAGCCGGAATCACGGCAGGGCTGATCGGGCTGGTTGGTCCGTCCTACAGTGAGGGCGGAGGACATGGAAACCTGTTTTCCAGAGACCACAAGCGGAAGGTTCTGTGGGGTCGCGATGCCGGATCAACTCGCAGTGTCAATCAGTTCGTAAAGCGAGCGGCTGATGAATCGAGCGGCCAGGCTGAAGCGGCCGTTGTTAGCGCTTTGAAAACGGGAATCGATCAGGCGGCAGCGAGGTCAACCAATGGCTGACCTCGGCAGTGCGGTAAGAGGATATCTCGCAGCCAACGCGGGTGTGCTGGCGTTAGTATCAACGCGGATTTTCCCAGACGTGCTGCCACAGGGCTATTCAATCCGAACGGGCGGTGCTCTGACTTACACAGTGATCAGCACAACGCACGATCACCTGATCAACGGGCTGGCTGGTATTGCCAGAAGCCGCATGGAGTTTACAGCGTTTGCATCGACAAGGGCGGGAGCCAATGCGATCGCGGAGGCTGTTCGAGCGAGCAGTTTAGAGGGTTACATCGGAGCTATGGGCGGGGTGACGATTGAGTCTGTGATGATTTCTGGAGGCATCCAAACGCTCGATGAGCGGCCGACAGATGGATCACAAGAGCATCGGTATCTAACGGTTTTTGATTACATGATCGCATATGGGGAGACTCGCTAATGACCTTTCGCTTCCGCACTGGAAATTCAGCAACGCTGACACTCGCAGGAACGCTCACGACCGGCGTTCATACCGCATGGGTGGGAAACATCAAGTCAATTGATCCGGGTGAATGGACCCTCGGAGAACGTCCGGTTGACCTTCTGGCCGACACAGGTTTCATGAGAGTGGCTCCGCAGGATCTGGCGACGCCAAACGAAGTCAGCGGCGTGGTGCTGTATTCGGCATCGGTCGGAATGCCTCCACTGAACAAGAACATCAACACGGCGACCATTACTTTGCCGCAAGTATCAACGGCAACGTCTGGTGTCACTCGTGGCACGATCGCTGGCAACGCGTTTTTTAGTCGCGTTAAGTTTCCAGTCTTGGCAAACAACGAAACAATGGAATCAGAGTTTTCGCTGAAGATGACCGGCGAATCACTCGCAGAAACAAGAGAGACCTGATGCAAATTACTTTGACAGACCATTTGGGCGTCGCACCGGACGGCACGCCAGTCGATCACGGTCAGTGGATCGTGGCGTGCGATGGCGTGCAGGTTGGCTACCTTCAAAAAACTGAGGGTGCCTGGTTGGCCTGTATTGTCCACATGGACGAAGCCACAAAAGCCGAACTGGTCGAAGCCGTCAGCAAGGCGGCAAAGTTGAAAGTCGGAGGGGCTGCAATCCCTCCTGATCCTGATTTGGAAACTGATGACGAGGGTGATGACGAATGACATTGACACGAGCGACGCTTGGGACATTAACCAAGCGGAAAACAATCGACGTTGACATCTGCGGGCATTCGGTGCGGTTGCAAAAACCGAGTCCATTGGATTACTCGCAGTATGTCACAGGCATGAGCAATTCAAAGGGTGAGCCAGACCTGCGACTGTTTCCAGAATCGATCCTGCTGCTGACCTCGCGCATGTGGATTGACGACGAAGGCAAGCGGGTATTCAACGACAGCGAAACAAAAGAACTCG